CACATGACAGCGATCACATCATCCGCTTCTGCGCGGTCGATGTGAATTATTTTATAAGGGAAACTCTCTGCAAGCTCATCGCGGATTTGTGAGATTGTATCAAAGATCAGGTTCCAATCAAGGGGGGATTTGTCGCGGACAGCTTTGCGACCTGCTTTGTAGTATTGAAAGATGTCCTTCCGCCAATAGTTCTTACCGTCGCATGCAAGAATCACTTCACCATATTGAGCATGATACTTCTTTTTGTAGTATTTAATCCCTGTCAAGATAGCATGACGGAGTATGTTGACTGCCACTTCCTTATCAGCAGATGTTTTTTGCAAGTCCGATTGGAACTTGAAAACGTTTGATAGTGCAACTTGAGAATAATCCAATATTATCATAACAATTAGCCGCTAGCAAAATCATTTCTTCGTTTACGCGTGAGCGAGGGCTTGATACCTTGGCATTTATAGCCTTCCATGCAGACGCGAGTGCTCGTTTGCCGAGAGCTAACCCTTTGAAGAATTCCTCTGGCTTACGGAGGGTCTTCGTTTCAGATTTGGCAACGTCATAGTTGTTCACCGACATACCACTCACTCCAAGCCCTGAATCATCCGCTGCATAATAGACAGTCAGCTTACGCTTTACAGGAGAATACACCCACAACTCAGAAGAGCCAAGGATCTTGGTTGGGTCAATAGATCGAAGTTTCAGAGCCACAAACTCTCTCATATACTTCATCTTTTTGACGATAGCGGATGCAGGTTTCACTTTTCGTGTAACTGGTTTGCGTTGTGCTTTTGCTGATACAGATTGCTGCATACAGTCGTCAACAAGTTGTTGAACGAAGGCAGCAAATTTACGGAGATGTGGACGGTGGAATGAACCATAACCCTCATTCAGGTCATCGTTCTTGCCCTTGTATGCCTCTTGTAATTCAAGAGCTGTTCTCTTGAAGAACTCACCAATCTTCTTGGCCACTGGCCCAGATACTTCATTGACTGCGAGATAGGTCTTGGCTGAAAATTCAGACTCCGCATAGACGGCAAAGTCGTCGATCGCTCCATCAAACTCAGCAGCATGCAGACGAGCCAACTCTACCATACGGTCTTGAACCGATACAGGAGCAGTCGCAATGGATGCTTTAACTACAGGAGGTTTGATGTAATTTCGTTTGACTTCTTCGAGACGAGTCAGAATGCTGGCCAACTGATCGAGTTCAATATGCTGTTCACGACAGATCAGACGACCAACTGTACCAATCGCTTTGAGTTCAAGATAGGATGCTTTGGATACACAGTAAGCGTAATCCTTGGTCATGTCCATCATCTTCAAATAATTTTCAGCGTACTTGCGGATGTCTTTGTCATCACGGTTGGCGTTATACCAATTCAGAGCTACGGCAAACGACTCTCGATAATTATCTCGATCGATTGTCGGTTCGCCTGCGCTCCCTTGAGTAAAATTTACTGCTCGTGCTTTACGAGCTTTTGCGCTTGTGGCCATTATATAAGTCCTTTGGTTGTCAATTGTTATACCCATTATAGGGCAGTTCGACATTAAGGTCAACAGCTGTTATGCAGCCCCTGTTTTAGCGTTGCAAATCTCTTCATATAGGGTCTCAAATTCACTTTGCGACTCCACTTCTTCTTTGAAGCTCTGCTTATGAAATACACGGACCATCTTGGCCACTTGCTTTTTGGGCAGCTGGTGCTCATCGGATAGGTTTTTGACGATCTCTTTAATCAGGTCACGTTCAGCGCTACAACGAGTTAGGCTATTTGAACACTCTGTTAGAGCATCTTTGAATTTCTTACGGTCAACTGGATTGCTAATCATTATACATTTTCCTCTTCTGCTTCACCTAAATCAAAACTCACACTTATGACGCTGTCCCAACGGAAACTTCTCCATTCGCCTTCGTCAACGTCAAACACTTTTTGGACTTCTGGAGTAGGGGCCCTAGTGCTCGTTCCTTTGGGATGTTTATCTTCGGGGATTTGTGATCCGACAAGGGTGCAATACAGCTTGCGCTCATCGCCGTCTTGTTTGGTGAAAGTAATACACAAGTTCTTAACAATCTCGTCATGCAGTAGCCCTCTCGTCCAAGTTTTAAATTCCTCACGTTCTTTATCACTAAGTTTGCTCACGTTTATTTCGTTCATAATATTCTCCATTGTAAAAATTAATTATATCACATCTACTATATTAAATCAACTATTCTTGATCAGGACCGTGTGATCGCGGATCCGCTAAGTGCTCAAGTTCATCACGTTCTGATTCTTCATCAACAACTTGTTGAGCCCATTTATGGTACTCAACTATACGTAAATAATCATCTTCGGTCATGTCCATTATATAAACAGTCCTATAAAGTATACAGTTAATAGCCCAGCATTAACAACAACAAGGCTCCATTCCTTAATACGAAGTGACCAATATAACCACATTACACAGGAAAGGTTGGCCATCCACACATTATACGGATTCATTTGAAGCACCGTCATTATAGCGAATGCAATGGTGACTGCTGTGGCCAACCACTTCAAGTAGAAGTTAAAATCTTTATTCATTAGTACCTATTATAGCACCAACAGGCATTAAGGTCAACTGTTTTTTCGTGGGTCGTGTGGGGTGAGGTGATTCGGTGGCCGAGATCCCCAAAAATCGTAGTTTGCGACGAATACTGGGTGTTCGGGGCTATCTTTTGAATCGATCGGTGGATCAGTTTCAGTGATAGGTGGATTGTCGGCAGTTGAAACGATTACCACCGGCTCCGGTTCGATTACTTTTGGAGCTTCTGGTACCGGTTCTTCTTTACGGTGACGATGCATGAATGACCAGTTAGCGGCAACTAACATGAGTACCGCTAATGGATCAAATACTATGACAATAAGGACTGTGACCCACCTAACAGCTTTTTCGAGGACCGACGTTTCCTGCGCGGCTTCGCCGCCGTAGATGAGGGCTGCGATGTATTTGATTGGACCGACTTCGGCTTCGACTTTTCGGAGGTCGGTGGCGATTGGGGCTCTTTCTTCGTTGAGCTTGGCGACTTTGGCTTGGGCTTGCTGGATGTCTTGGGTAAGGGCGCGCCGCTCCTTGGCTTGACTTCTACGAATGGTGATGGAGCGATTGGTGCCGGCGACGTCGTCGGTTCGGCTGATGGTTTGATTAACTTGCGAATCCAATTGAGTAAGAGTTTTACGAGCTTCATTTATATTTTCCTTTTCTGTTTTAATTTTCTCATCTAAGAGAGCGACCTGAGCTACAACGTTCCCAGTAGGAACGGCTTGGTCAAGGTGGGCCTTTGATAGAAAACCAAAGATGCCCATTGAGGTTAAGAGCATTAAGATTATTAATGCTGTTGTGAAATACACCTTCATAAAGACCGGAACCTCTTTCCAGTTTCTATATAACCACGATGCAACTACAAGCTTCGATCCTTCAAGCAGTGTGCCCATTATAATAATGGCGATTGGACTGGCAGCAAATATTGCCATCAATCCAACAACAGCATAGAACGCCGCCGCACCCGATAATGAAAGGGCGAAGAATAACATAAGCCATACGATGATCATAACACTAGACTCTTTATGTGGTTCTTGGATACGCGGCAATTTATAATGCCGTTGTAATATAGTTCTGGATTTTCTAGAACACGGCGATCCATTTGTTCACGTGCTTCCAAATAGTTAGCATGAGCTTTTAGTTTACAGAAGTATATGATCTTGCGGATGAACTTATCTTCACCCAATAGTTCTACTTCTTTTTGTAACTCTTCAGACGACGACCAGTACAAGCGCCAATCTGATTCAACACGAATACGTTTCTTCTTCCCTTTGACTTGTTTAGTCTTAGCGAACGTAGTTTGTTTCAGGCCGATATACATGCGGCCAGTTGCGATGTTGGTGATTGTGTAAACAAACGCCAGTATATTGGGAGGGATTTCAGTGACTTCTTCCCCATTATGATACCACGTCATTCGGTTTCGGAATCTTCTTCAAAGATATCACTGGCGCACACAGGGCAGCATACGACGTCCTCGAACTTGAAGTCGTCTCCCCTTAGAGTTATTTTACCTTCTGCTCCACACTGTTCGCATTCAAACTGTTTTACTACCATGATGGCCTCTCTTGTAATGACGTCATATTTAGGCACATTATTATTTCCATACTTTCCCCCAGTCGCCTGTAAGGGATCCTTTAGAATAAGCAGTGGCACGTTGTTCAAAGAAGTTGGCATGTTCTGGTGCATTTAGAATCTCTTCGACCCACGGCAATGGGTTTACTTTCACTTTGAAGATTCCTTTCATACCAAGACCGATCAATCGACGGTCTGCAATGTATCGAATGTATTTCTTCACTTCTTCTGATGTTAAACCTTCGACACCACCAGTCTCAAATGCAAGATCAATAAATTTATCTTCAAGTGTAACCATCTTTTCAGCGATTGTATATAGTTGTTCTTTAAGTTCATCAGTCCAAATGTTTAGTATCTGTACCCATAAACTCTTCAAGCATCTCGTGCTTTTCGCGCATTGCTTCATATTCCATGAACGCTTTGTACGTTGACTCAGGCATTCCAAGAGTATCGATCAAATGAGCGTACGCTTGAATATGGATAGCTTCCCGTGACCCAAAACTCAATAACATCATTCTAATCTCAGGCTTTGGAAACAAAGGAAGATACTTGGTAGCGTATGCGCCAGCTACGTCCACGTCAGACTGAGTGAACAATCGGAAGATCTGTGTCAGGAAGTGTTTTTCCGTTTTGCTTAGTTTGTTTTTCCAGTCGAGGATGTCTTGGTGCATTGGAACCTCATCTGGTAACCAATGCATCTTCTCGTGCATCTCATAAAACTCAAACGCCTTAGGGTACTCAAACGGCTTGTAGTAGGAGCGGGGCTCAAATATATCTTTCTTTTTCGCTACAGTCATTGCATTCATATTATTATCCTTCGCACGCAACGCAAATTGGTTCATCTTGTCTTAACATATCTTTCATATCTTCAATACGTTCGCGTTCAACCTTCTTACCAACTTTATCAGCCTTGCGCATACCATCAGATCGGCAGTAGTAAAGTGATTTCAATCCTTGCCGCCATGCCATCAGATGAGTCAGGTGTAAGATCTCAACGTTTGTCTTAGGATCGAAGAATAGATTTAGGGATTGTGATTGGCAAATGAACGGTTGACGGTCAGATGCATGTTGAATGACCCACATCTGATCAATCTCCATTGAAGTCTTAAACACGTCCTTTTCATATTCATCCAAACAATCAAGTGTTGATACAGACCCATCATTTGATATAATTTCTGACCACGATTCTTGAGTGTTACATCCTTTCTTAGTAAGCAATGCGTCTAGGTACTTGTTCTTATGAGTCTTGGTTCCGTTAACGCCTTTCTCAAGATACACATTAGCACGATATGGTTCAATCGAAGGGGAAGTATTAAGAATGATTGACGATGATGCGTTTGGTGCAATTGCAAATATGTGCGCGTTACGTACTGGAGTAGATGAGTCAGCGCTATCAGGACATGGACCACGTTCAGCAGCTAATGAAATCGTTTTAGCTTTCGCCTGCTCATTCATCTTCTTCCATATAGCTAGGTTGAGACCAACTGCCATTGGTGATTCAAATGGGGTACCGTTCTTCTGTAGGAGAGCGTGCCACCCCATTGCTCCGATGCCGATTGATCTCTCTGCTCTTGCTGAGTTAGCTGCACGGACGATCTCCGGATACAAAACTGCTTTATCGAGGAACACCGTAATCACATTATCAAGCATCTCAACGGTATCGGCGATGAACTGAGAGTCATCTTTCCATTCGTCATACCGCTCAAGATTGACTGATGATAGGCAACATACGAATGTACGGTCATCAGATGTTGCTAGGGTAATCTCTGAACAAAGATTGGACCCCTTGTTGGTTAGGCCCTTGTCTTTTTGGAACTGAGGCATTGCTCTATTAACAGTATCGATAAACCACAAATAAGGTTCACCTGTCTCCATGCGGACTGTAAGAATACGTTCCCATAACTCACGCGCCGACATATGATCTACTACCTCACCGCTATGGGGATTAACCATAGGAAAGCGATCGAGATCTTCCCGTTCTTCAGGGGTAAGATCAGATCCGTGCAATGATAATTTCTCAATACGAGACATGAAGTCGTCAGATATATTAATGCCGTGATGAAGGTTCAAACACTTACGGTTTGGATCTCCACCAGTTGGCTTACGCATCTCAAGGAAGTCAATAATCTCTGGATGGTTGATATCGAGATAGGCAGCAGTCGCACCGCGGCGTGTTGTACCTTGCTTGAATGCTAACGTATCGACATCATATGTTTTAAGGTGTGGGATAATCCCAGAAGACTTTTTATCGCCAGGACGCAGGCCGATATGGAGACCAACACCACCACCCACAACGGCAAGCATGCGAGTTTCAGAAGAAGTATCCAGGATGGATCGCATTGAGTCCCCAAGGCGCGACGCAAAGCAAGAGATCGGAAGACTACGAGGGGTCTTTCCGTAACTGAGGATT